TTTCTAATTTCCATATTACTATCATCAACGATAGAAATTTCGTATTCGCCAGAAAAATCTGTTTCTCCACGAACTGTATATCTTCTCCCTTTATGCCAAATATCTGTTGTATTTATTCTACGTTCCGGTAAACCGGCACTTTGACACAAAATATTTAATGTTTCACCACTAACGGTTGGAACAGGAAGTTCTAACATATATCTATTTTTTCTTAGACCAAACCCTGGCCCAAGATGTTTCTTTAAATCTCGAATAGTCGTTAGATTAGTCATATATCTTTATAGAACCCCTTTGCCATAGACCCTCTAGATATTCCTTTTGACAACGCTGCGTTTAAATCAACCTTTGATGATCCGCTTGAATACCCTGAATTAATAAACCCAGATAATTTAGATAATCCGTTTGATGAATTCGGATCTGCAAAACTAAGAATACCAGAGATAACTTCTTTAGAGTCTTTAATTAAACCAGACATAGTACTTTTGATTAATCCTGAAATATCATTAAATCCAGCCTTAGCTTTATTCACAAGATCGTCAACAAAATTACCTGTAGCTAATTTAGTTGAGTAAGTGTCAAAATATGCATATGAAAATTCAACAGTAAATTCACTAATTTTTCCAACGTCTGAATAATCTACATCTACGGCTGAAACGCTTTTCGGAAAACAGTGATATAAAGTATAAAGAACACATTCTTGAGAACCATGAAAATCCATCTGTGCGATATTCATGATACCAGCATAATTATCTAAATTCTGTCTCTGGGCTTGTACTACAGCTGAACTAACTTCCTTAATATTATGAACTTGATCTAAACTTTCAATCCAATTTTCAAATGCAGTTTTAAGTGCATGATCATGAGTTAGATAAAATGTACAACTCCAAGTATTATCATACTTAACCTGTCCCTTAATAGGAATTGATCTGCCTTTGTACTTCAAATCAATAACTTCATGGGCCTTACCAGGGAATTGAGATGTCTTAACAAGAGCATAAATATCTTTCTCAGCAGTGAATAATCCAGTATTATTGAAATTAATAATGCAATCAAATTTAGACGACCGCGCGCCGTCGCCAATTACATTTTCCAGAATATCCTGAACCACTGAAGACATAAATAAATCCTTTGCATATTATTTATAATTCTTTATGAATTTTAAATTTCCTGAGTCATAGATTTTTCTATATCCATTATTGAACATATTATCTGTCTCAGATAGTTCTGGATTAAAGTTTTCTAATTTCTCTGATAATTTATGTTTCTGAAATTGAACTCGTGATAATAATTTCCCATATTCATGCTTAAAATAGAAATAATTTGGTTCTGTCTTTTGAATGAAATTGAACCCAAGTTTTTCGTACAAATTACCATTTGACCATCTTCGATTAGCATAACTAATAATACTCTCTGGATGATAATTTCTCTCAAAGTATCTTAATAACTTACCAGCTGCGCCAACAACGGTTAAATTAAGTTCTGTGCAAAATCTAAGCAATTCGTATTGAACGGATTTATTAAATCTTGGTTTTCCGAAAGTCATAACAGAAACTAATCTATCATTAAAAAATAATCCAATTCTAATAGATGCATTAACGGCACCCTGAAGATGATTATTTTCTAAGAATATATTTGCCTCAGAACTAGATATTTCTTTAATAGAACATTTCCTAGCAAATATTCTGTTAGTTAATCTAAGCTTTGATTTAATCGTTGATTTCCAAATATCTTGTTTATGTTTCCATTCAGTACTAAAAATTCTAAGCAAAATCATATCTTGTGAATTAACCAGATCTGTCTTTCTAGAATGAATGTGTTTATCTTCTTTAGTATTATTGAACAAATCATAGTTTGATATTCCAAAACTATGAAACATCATACCATCATATTCAATAGCTACATTTTTACATACGATATCTAATTCAAGCGGTTTTATGATCTGCCGATCGTTATATTCACACGGAACCAATTTATTCAACCATTCATAAATATCGTACTGAACTTTACTTTTGTTCAAATAACATTTTGGGCAGTTAAAATGTCCTTGATATTTTATACTTCTATCATATTCATGAGAACAAGATCTATGTTTGAATTGTATTATCCCATTTCCATTAAGATAATCATCTTTAGGAATGTTAATTTCATACTCGTCATTTGAAACGAATCTTGACGTTAATTCTTTGTAGAAATATTCTTTTAGTTCTGCGGTTCTTTTTGGAGTATTTAAGATAACAGAGCATTCACTAGAGCATGTTTCTGAATACCCAGATTTATATTTAAATTTATTGTGTTCTTTACCACAGACTTTGCACTTAGGCAATTCTCTAATATTATTCTCTAAATTGTACAAATGTTCTGCAATAGAGTCTGAATTTAGATGTTTGTTATATTCTTTTAGCTCAGAGATTGTTTTTTGAGATAAACTTTTGATCCTTGAAGCTGAATATCCATGTTCTGTCTTGATATAAGAGATCAAGTCTTTCACATGAACATATTTAGTACCTTCGCCCTTTGTCCAATTATGTTCTGATCTTGCGCATGCTTCGCAGTACTTCTTAAATCCTTCTTTGAAAGATACAAATCTTCTTTTTCTAGAACAACCTTCTGTTGAACATTTATCTGAAACATTATTAATGAACATGTACAAAGTACAAGCGTCTTTTACACCAGCATTCTTTAATTCATTAAATTCTTGTACTAAATTATGTTCTTTAAAAAAATCTTCATTAAACCATTGAAATTCCAATCTTCCTGATTTGTTTGTTAAAATATTAATAATTTCTTGTATATTCATTTTCTTATTTTAACATCAAGATACTTAAAAAGGCAGCTAACTTTCGTTAGCCGCCTTTAAGTTCCTAAATAATAGGATTATCCGCCAATAACTTCAGAGAAGCTATTCGTACCAGCGTTCGTAAATTTCAAGTGGATAAACTCTGCCACATACGTAGGCTTGATATAAACATCCACAACGAGTTGGTTTCTAGAGATAACATCTGCAGTATTATTCGATGTATCGCAGATAACCAGGAAGTCCTGAATACCACGGCCAGCTTGGACAGAGCCCAAGAATGGTTTGATCATCGAAATGATACGATTACGAGTGAAGTTATCGTTAAATTCCATCACCTGATATTTAGCCATCTTTGACAACGAACGTTCTAATGTATTAAATAACCCTCGAACATTTACGCGATCAAACGAACTTGGCTTGTCAAGTAAAGTCTTTTGACCCCACATCACAGTGCCTTGCCCACTGAAGGACACGATGGGGTTAATCCCATTCTTGTACATAAGATCTCTTGCACCTTGAGAAGGATTAAATGCTAATTTCTTAACATTCTTAATCTGCCCGCGTTCTAGACCCGCACTTGCCCACCATGACGCACGATTCATCGAAGTTTGCGCACGAAGCCCAGCAATATCACCAGAGATATTAACCCATCTGTTTTTATCATTAAATCTATCGTATTGATATTTGTAATTTCCGCAAGCAACTAAAAACATAGAGTTGAAGTTCAGGTTACCTGTACTACGCCATGTTAATAGGGCAGAAACTGCATCAGATGATTTCTTACCAACGGTATCGCCGTAATTAGCACCGATGAAACCGATGCAATCCTTACGAGTTTCGCATAAATTCTTAGCGCTAACACCACCGTCAAGTTCATTACCGATAACAATATCAATATCAACATCTTCTTTATTATTCCACAAATCATATGCGGCTTGTAGATCATCAGCTTGAATAGCAGAATCACGGCCACCAACCAGAGAAATTGTAGAACCAAGAACACCGTCAACAGAAGCAAGATAATCCTTAACATTAGCGGCATTAGCAGTATTGTCCTTGACGAACACCAGGTTTGACTGATTATTAATCACGGTTTCAATATAAGTGCTCTTACCATTTGCGTCCTTAGCAGATGGATCAAAATCAACCGTAAAGGTTTCCTTGATTAAACCGTTAGAACGAATAATAACACCTACTTCTGTCCCTGTTGGGAAATATTCAAACAAATCATTAAGAGCAACTCCGTCGAATGCTTGAGAAGGAACAGTCGTCTTGAATGCTGCTGGTTTAGCAATAGCGATTTCAAGATCTTGAGCCCAATTACCTGGGTTACGAGCCATGAACTTAATCTTGGCATCAGCGCCAGAGAAAGCAATCGAAGTTTCTTTATTTTCAAAATCAGCAAAATTCAAAATTGTGGTATTTTTACCTAAGTACTGTGCTGAAGTACTTAATTCAGTACCACCCACAGAAACAGCTTCGAATACACCAGTCGTGCTAGCGATAACTGAGTTAATTACATCACCCAATAACAAAGAATCTTTAACATTACGATCAAGAGTAATTGTATTAGGTGAAGCTGTTCCATCAACGGATACGACTTCATAGAAAGTTCCACTAGTACTAGAACCACCGAACGAAACTAAATTACCTGGCGCGTACTTGGATGCGCTACTCACTTGAACAATGTTACTTGTATTTCCGGAAACAGCACCTGTGGTAACTTCACCAGCGATTGGTGTAGCTGTACCACCAACATTAGCAGCGCGAGCTACGAATAGCTTGTTACCGTATTGAAGGAAGTTATAAGCTTGATACCAATCATTATAGTTCGTATCGCCGGGAAGGCCATAGAACGAAATAAGCTCGTCAACCGAAGTAATCAGAGCATAGGAATCAACTGGACCTTGATCAAAGTCACCTGCAAAAACGCAGATACTATTTGACACGGTCGGGGCAATGGTGGACGCGTCGATTTCTGTAACGTATACACCTGGGGATAACATTTCAGCCATAAAAAAAATCTCCTTATGAATTATTAGCCTTAGTTTCTGTGATTCTCAGAACACGAAGTTCTTAAGATCCAGAAAAACCACATAATTTATTTTGATTTCTCAAAAAGCTAGATGGACAAACCTATCTAGTAATACATGGTCTTTTCACAAGATTTAACGCTAAATTTTTTGGTTATAGTTTAATGAGATTGCGCTCAAAATCATTAGTCTAGAACAAAAATTTCAAAATTCTAGACATAATTTTTTTAATTAGAACGAAAGGTTCAGGAAATGGAATAACTAATGTGTAATGCTTATCTAATTTGTCAACAGGTCGTTTCTGAATATTATCAACGAATTGACCGTTTTTAAGTTTTAGAATTGCATGTCCTGAACCTTTATATTTACAAATATAAATCATTCCTCCAAATTCTTTTTTAATAGTTAAAGCGTAATCTTCACAATCTCCTTTAACCTTTTCACGATTAAGATCTAACTCAATCCAATATTCATATGTACCGTACTGTTCTTTATCAGTAGTGTAGATAAATTTTGAATTAAGTTCAGATAGGAACGAGTCTAATTCTGTTAGATTTCTCATATTATTTATCAGCAAATTGAAATGAAGCATTCTTCATAATGTTCTGCAATCCAGATACTTGGTTTGGATGAAAAGATTTATTTTCTTCATAATACTTAATTAATCCATTAGCAAATTCTTTTGCTTTTTCATCTCCATTTTTAGATAATGTTTTACAAGCGTCAAGAATTTCTTCATTAGACATTTTTGCTTCGACTAAACTTTTTTTTAAAAATTCTCTAAAGTTCATATTATTACCTTTATTTATATTTTTTCAGACGGCTCAGTTTTCTCAAGAATTTTAAGAATTTTCTTAAGATCTGATAGTTCTGCCTGACCCATTAATGATCCAATTTTTGTTATAAGATCTAGTTTCATCTGAGCACTCTCAGTTAATTCATTAGATTTAGAATTACTTTCTAAATATTCTTTAAACATTTTCTTCTCCTTGCACAAATTGTCCTGCCTTAATTGCTGCGATGAAATTTTTCAATCTAGTACATGCTAGATCATAGTTAGTTATTTCACCATCTTTGAATAATTTTTGCGTCTTAATTATTTTTCCTGACATGTCCATTTGAACATAATTCTCGCCAGAAATACTAATTATTTTCTTTCCATTATCATTTACCCAGACACTATTCTGTTGGGTAGTATCTAGCAAAGATATTGCGTCATCTAATAATGATGCGTATTCTTCTTCGGCGGACTCTATTAAGAACTGTTTAAATTTTTTTACCATTTTGTTTCGCCTTCTTCTGTTCCGGCATAAAATTTAGAAAATAATGGATTAGTTTCTTCTTTCTTAATTGTCTTAAATTCATCTATGATTTGTTCTTCACTCATGTGGAAAATATCAGATAAGATGCGAGTAACAGAGAACAATTTGCCTTGATGTTCTGCAGCAGATTGATAAATTTCCATAGCTCTCATGAATGTATCAAGCTTCATTTTTTCAATGAATTTATTCTCATTAATAAACTGAACGGAAATTGCATCTTCTCTATCATCCCATTCTGATTCATTCATAATTCCAGTACTAATAACTTCTCTCTTTAGTACTTCCTTGAATACTGATGAATAGACTTGACGTAATCTAGAAATGAACATAAAGAATTTCATATCTTCTTTTGTTGTTCTTGTCTCATCATAAGAAAAATCTTTGTCCCCGTCAGGATTAATATCAATACGATTAGAAGGGATCTTTAATGCTCTGTATAATTTCTTAGCAAAATAGATAATATCTGTTAATTCACCAAGGTTCCCTGATTCATCCAGAACGTCAACAGTTGTTCCTTTGCCGCCAGAACGATTTGCAAACCAATAATCTTCAACCATTGAAGTAATGTGCTGTTGATTTGAAACTTCGCCCGTCTCGTTATTATAGAATTTTTTGTACTTAAATTTTCCTTGGTATTCTCGCATTACCTCGGCGCCACGTTTACTTGGCAAATCACCAATATCAACATTAAAAACTCGTCTTGAAATACTTCGGCTAAATCTTAGAGGAACTAGTAAATCCTCTAATGTTCGAAGCATATTTGCCGGTTTAATCGCGTATTCTAGATAAGATAAATTGACTTTTCCATCATATAGCCCGAAGTCTTCTCGCACTAATTCTTCAATGTTATATTCTACTGTAATTTGTTTATATCGCGATGTTAAACCGCGTTCGTCAATCATGTACTTATAAGTCTTTGTTTTTGGATCAAGATAAAGCATACATGGCTCAATCATCTTTATTGCCTTGATACCAGATTTTGTACCCTTTTGATCGTATGCTATATGCAAGATGATTTGCCCGTCAATATATGAATTTTTAACCATCTGAAACAGATTTCTACGAACATTCAATAATTTAACAATTTTGTCGAATTTCTCAGAAATTGCTTTAATAATTTTCTCATTTTCGTCATTAACTACAATTTTTACAGGTATCTGATCATCGTATGTAAAAATAATTTCATTTACAATCTCGTCAAGTGCATCAGTAACATCCGGCATTAGAGCAATTTGTCTGTACTTCATGATTTTATCTTTTTGTTTAAAGACAATATCACTTAAGTCTGTAGCGCCGAATAATCCAGAATTAAATTGTTCATCGTCAAA